GCATAAGAATTTGAATAAAAAGGCAAAGTAAATGTAACAGTATAAGTTCCTGTTCCTGAAGTTATATCATTTCCACTAAATATTCTATCTGGCATATCTATACTTACTGATAAAGCACTAATAACTGGAGTAGATGATAAATCAAAAGACCTCAATGTTACTCTAAATTTATAATATCTAGCTGTGTAATCGCCAACTACAAAGTTTCTAAATGAAGTATAAGTTATATTGTCATTTGATAAAGCAATCTCAATATGAGCATTACAATTAGCTGGAGTATCGCCATCAAAGTTAGATTGTGCGTCATCAAAATCTCCAGTTCTTGAATCAAATAAATCATCTAAGTTATCTGATGTTTGTGTAATAGAAGCAGTTACTCTTGAAGTATAAACTCCACCTATGTCTATTGGTGCTGAGAATAAATAAGTTCCTTCAGAATATAAGTCATAAGCAGTTACACCAGAATCAAAGAATGAAGTAGCATCATCAAAGTTTCCTATTGCAGAATCAAAAAGTTCTGATGAATCTAATCTTAAAGTTCCATCAGAAACTATTACATTAGTTTTAGTTCCTGAAAATGTAGGAGATTCTGTTTGACTTGCAACAGCATTGTAATTTCCTATTGCTAATACATTTGTTTCAATGATTGTTTCATTAGAAGAATAGTTACCATTTTTATCTACTGCTTTTATAAGATATGAACCTACTCTTGCTGGAACTGTTACTGAAGTAGCTGGTCTTGCAACTTTTTCAACTAAAGAAACTGAGTTACCCCAAGAAGCACCTGTTGTTAATGTTGAATATCTAATTTGATAATGTGCTAAATCTAAATCACTAATTTGTTGCCAAGATAAATGTGCATCTCCACCAATAATGTTACAAGAGAAATCTGTTACATCAGAAGGTGGTGCAATTCCACCAACGATAGTTCTTGATGCAGATGTGTATGTAGAAGATACTCCTAATGTATTAAATGCTTTTACTCTTACATTGTAAGTAAATCCATCTTTAACATTTAGTATTCTTTGAGTTAAACCAGAACCTTGTCCAGCAATAATATAATCTGTTTCTGTACTTAGTTTATATTCTACTTGGTAATAATCTACAAAGCTATCTGGTGATGCACCTATTGTTACATCTAAAGCTGTAATAACAACTCCGTCTGAATATTCAATTAATTGGTCATCTAAAGTAACTGAAGCTGGTGCTTGAACATTATTAGGATTTGGTAATGTTGTATCAGCTATTACAGGTTCTTGATTTTTTGCAGACCAACTATAAAAAGTATTTTGGTGTTCACTTAATTGTAAATCTACTGTGCTATCTGTATTGATAGCAAGTCCAAGAACTCTAAATGGTTTTGCACTAAATCCACCAGTTGAATAAGTTAAAGTTACTATATCTCCAATAGATAAATTTAATGCTTCAGAAGTGCATCTAACTTCAACTCCTAAAGCATTTCTTGATCTTCTTAAAATAATTTCGCAAAGTTCTTCAGCTTGATAAGGATTTGTTACATTTCTAAATTCAAAACTACCTTCTAGTTCTGTGTTATTATCTTCTGCTAATAAAGTAGCATATTTATCTGCAACATCTAAAGACGAATCGTCTGCTGGTGGAAATGAAATAGTATCATCTTGCCAATTTTTAGAAGGATTAACAAATGTTCCTATTACTCGGTTATATTTACTATTTTTCTTTTCTCCATATATTTTAATACCACCAATAATATTATCTGAATTTAAAAGTAATTGTGAACTTCCTGTATCTTCAATAATAACTTTATATTTGCCTTGAGTGTAAGTAAATAATGCTCTCATAGGTGCTAACAAATCTTTTACATTATCTAAAACCTTTTGAGATGTGTCTATAACTGCATTTGTTTCAAATAAGTTAATGTCAGAAGTTGCACCAGAATAAGGTGTAACTTGTGTGTCGCAGGTATTTGCAGAATTTTTAAATGAGTCATAGTTTGTTTCAAAAGCATTATTAGGTAATCCTTTTCCATATCTTGTATTTCTTAGATAATCTAAAAGAACCAAAGCTGAATTGTTTGAATAAGCCCAAGTTGTAGAATCATCTTGTCTATGAGAACCAGAACCACCTTTAGTTGAATCTAATCTTGGGTCATAAATCTTTTTTCCTTTTAAAACAACTTTAACATCTGGTAAAGAACCAAAAGCATCTTGATTCCAAGTAAATTTAAATGCAAGATAAGCAACACCTGATAACTTATAATTAGAATCCCAATTAGTGCTTTCATCTAATAGTGATGAAACTGATTGGTTATCTAATCCATAAAAAGCTTGAACTGATATTAAACTTGCACCATCTTTATAAAAATTAGTATCAGAACTATTTACTGTTCTTACTGTTCCATTAGTTAATGAACCTGACCAAGTAACAAGTTTATCATCAATATAAATTTCATCTATTGATTCAATGCCACCATTACCACCTTCGCAAATAACTCCTGCTATATAAAGATAAGCATTATCTGTTCCTGAACTTTCTACAAAAACCCTAGAAATTCCAACTTGTCTTTTTCCATAAACAATAGGAATAGAAGCATTATTTGAATCTTTGTTTACTAAAACCCCTTGTGAAGATGGTGTTCCTGCATAACCAGAAGGTATTACTGGTTTAGGAACTAACCAACCAATAACAGAACTTACTACTTTACCAATTCCACCTACAACACTTCCTATTGCTTTACCTGCACTTCCTAATATATCTCCAACAAAACCCATTATAATCTCACAAAATTATTCCAGCTAGGTTTGGTGTGCCTAACTTGCTGTTTAACTATTTTATTATCTTTTATTCTTAACCATTTAATTGGTTTGTCATAACCATAAAGAGAAGTGAAATGATTTTTAGTCCAAGCCATTATTTCTTTTAAATTCCTTTTGGCAAGAGTTTCAATATGCCAAAGATTATCTCCACAGTTCCATTGATTAGCTTTTAATATTCCTGTTGCTTTAAATCTATGCTCAACAATATCATTAAGAAAAGCCCAATTAGTAAAACCTATAACTTCATTTTTATCTCTATGTATTTGGTATTGTCCAAGATTATAAGATGGTAAAATCATATCAATTAGTTGTGCATATTTGTAAGTATTATATTTTTCAAAGTGGCGATAAACAGAAATAATTCTGTGTAAATCGTTCATGCTCTACCCCATTTAATTTCACGAACTGATTGACTTGCATAATCAAATCCTTTGTCATTAGGAAAATATAACTTTTGTGAATTAGTATTTGTTTTTCTAGTTTTAACTTTATCAAAATCTGCCCAATGAGATGCAACACTAATTAACACAGAAGAACTTGTTTCATCTTCGTCAATATTAAAGTTTTCTATTCTTCCTTCAAATAAAAGAAATGGGTCTGATATTAATGCCTGAGAATCATTTAAAAAACCTCTATAAACATTTACAACTTTATCCATGTAATCATTATTTAAAACTAATGAAATAATTGTTTGATCTGCACCAGTAAATTTTAATGTTAAACTATTTACAGCAACTTCAGAACTTTCTGTTACTTCTGATAATCCAAGAAATAAAGAAGATGCTACATAAGTATTACCATTATAAGAAATATCTTTATAATGATCTGTATAATAAAATCCTGTGCTAACTCCAATATATACTAATTCTACTGGATTAAGTTTGTTGGTTGCAAGTTCAGTTGTTAAAGAACCAGTTAATGATCTTGTCATTATAAAACCTCTATAAGATCAAGTTCGTATCTAAAATAATTTTCTGTTCCAATATTAAATTCCTGTATGTCATTTGTAAGTCCAACTGTAAAATCTACATTGTCATAAATTATAACTGCATTATCAGCTACGTTTGCTCTTAATGGTGGTTCAAATGTTAATGTTCCTGCACCAGAACCATTTGAATCAACATCTGCTACACACATATAAACTTTTGCTTGACCAGTAAATCTAAAGAAGTCTCCAGCTTTAATTACACCAGTTAAATTGTTTCCCATGCCATCTATTGAGCAAGTAGTAACACCAGCACTAATAGCACCATTAACTGAAATAGTTGTACTTGCAGAACCTAGTGCATCATCAACAGTTGGTGGAGTATATTGGAATGATTCTAATTGTGATCTTTGTTTCATTATAAAAGCAAGTATTGGTGCAAATTCACTTCTGGTCATAACTGGGAATTTAAGAGTTAATCTAAATCTTTGACCATCAATTTGTCTTGCTTGTCGTCTGCCAGAAACAGTTGTTGATACAATAGTGTTTTGATTAGAACTTATTGATACCGAACTTGGTGCTGGGTTTGTTGGGAATGTTCCACTCATACTAAATTAGATTTTCCTCTTGAGTTTAAAGCTTGATTTACAATATTTGTAATTGTTGCTCTATTGTTTAAAAATAATTGTTCTACTCCTCTTACATCAACTGCTGAAACATTTATATTAACTACTGTTCCCATTCCATTTAAATCTGGTGTAGGTACAATAGTACCACTTGTAGATGGTATAAATAATTCTCTACCACGTTCTCCTACTATTGCAGGTTGTCCAGCACTAATACCACCACCTTCAGCAAAGAAAAAAGAAGCTATTTGTGCAATAGTTCCTATTGTGTTTAATGTGCTACTACCACCACCCCCACCACCACCACCAGAACTTCTTAATCCATTAAGAGCAGTTTGATAACCTATTTGAGTTATTAATGCTGAGTTCTGTTGTTGAATATAACCAATTTTTTGTCTTTCAATTTCTAATCCTGTTCTTGATAAAATTATTTCTAATGATCTTCTTGCGATTGTTTCAATTACTATTGATAATATTTTAATTAAGATATTTTGTAGGAACGATCTAAATACATTCTGTAATTTTTCTCCAAGAATAATTGATTTGGCT